TATGGTCCGAAAAGGCCCTGTATTCAGCACGGTTGAGCGTATTCAAAAAAGGGTGAAGGAATATAGGCAAAAGAACTTCGCCTATCCGCACAAAAAAATATTCCCGGAACAAACAAAACCTTCCTGGGAATATGAGCGGTTCACCTGCTGGGGCCCCAGGAGACAATGCTGTGGGAAGGTTCATATGACCCCGGAGCACGCCCAGAAATGCATTCACAAGGACCGGGCACAACAACACGAAAAAGGGGAGGCCTCGGACCGTATGGTCCGGGGCCTTGACACAAAAAAAATACCTGATTTCGATGAAAGGATCGGGCCTGGAATACCCATATTCGCCTGGGAACAAGAGGCAGAGGAGCTCCGGCTGATCTCCCGCCTGGTGGGGCATATTCGATTTACGCACCCGGACACCCAGGACGGTTTTGTGGAGATAAAGTTCAGGCCCCACGATGGTTATTATTATTCTACCTGGGGCACGGACACCGACACCCGGAGAGTATATGTAACACCCTTTGTAGGCCCGTTTGAGACCCTAAAGGCAGCAGAATTAACCGCCTATGAGGAAATCAAAAGGCAGGGCGGGGACCCTATATCCCGGCATATCCATTGGCTGCCCACTGATTGGTATAATCAGGGCTCCCTGGACGATATATAAGGCCCGGAATTATCTCCGGGCCTTTTTTTTGCGTTCCTCTATCTTTCTCCCATTATGCACAGTTACCGCCCGCCATCCTGTATTCGTAGGGACGACTACCACCCAGGCCCGGGACCGGACCCGTAAATGGTAAGCTCCTGTCTTATCCGGCTTGATCCCTACCTTCAGGCAGGCGTGCAGCTTCCTGCGAACTTCATCCCTTGCCCCCTTTCCCCCAGGGCCGACTAATTCATTCCAGCGATCCCAGAAATGCCTAGAACACTGGAGGCGTAACTTCACCCGTCGGGTATTTCCTCGCCCAGAGGATATACCGTTATTACAGCCCGGGGGTTATCTTTATCTAACTCTGCTATCCTTGACTGGTCCCAGCTTCTAATCAGCTTGTCATCTTCGATAACTCCTGCATCTTCCAGACAGTCCCCGGTTGCTTGCAATAATCCTACCAGGTCAGGCCACCATCGGCGATCTGGGAGCACGTAAATTGCTTTGACCCATATAGGTATCTGAATGGGGCTCAAAGGCCTTCTCGCTTGCGTGAGGAAGTCTGAGCGGTACGTTTTATATGCTTTACTAGGTAGGATTATAGGCCTCTTGCCCCTGGTATTTAAAATTGCCGAATTTTTTTTAGGAACAGGCCTGCCGTATATAATACTTTCCCATAATGGTTGCATACTAACCTCCGATTACCTGGCGTAGTTTAGCTTTAAACCTGCCCCATAGAGATCGGGGAGGTTCTTCCTCTAAATATATAAAATTATTAGCAGGTATCCTGCTGTAGAAGGGATTGCTTTCTTCGGGGGCCTCTATCTTCATTCCATATCGCCCCTTGAAGCACTCCCGGATAAAAGTTTCCCGATTATGCCCTAACCACTGCAGGGCTTCATCACAAAACTCCAGCTCATCCAGGGAAGCCTCGACCAGCTGGGTATTAACATTTTTCGCATTTTCTCTAATCCAGATCAGGTCCTTTACATTCTGGTCCATTGTCTTTATCCGATTATAAATAGTCTGCTTGCTCACCCCATATTCTTCAGCCATTTGCCTCCCGGATTTCGTTCCCCTTTGCGATTTATCATAGATAGCCAATACCGGGAGCTCAATATAATTCCTTCCTGATGCCATTTATCATTCGCTCCTTTTTATAATTTTTTAATTCTCCAGTCCGGCCCGGACATTTCTGCTCTGTAGGCACACATTTCCAAAAGCCTGGAGATCGTCCTATTCCCTATCTTATCTTCCAGCATTTTTTTGCTACAGTTGGTGGTTACGATAATCGGCTTATATCCCTCATACCGATAATTGATCAGGTTAAAGAATGTTTCTTTAGCCCATCCAGTAATATTTTCACTCCCCAGGTCATCCAGCACCAACAAAGGCACTTTCTGTAGCTTGCCCATCAAGGTCCTGGGGCCGTCCTCGTTAAACTCATTCCTCAGTCGTTGTAGCATATCCGGGCAGGGCATAAACATTGCCTCATAACCCTGCTCTATTATCTTCTGCGTAGCCCCTGCTGCCAGATGAGTTTTTCCTACCCCGGTAGGCCCCACCAGGAATAAAGAGGGCCTATCTGCTTCAAAGTTTTGGATAAATTCAGAAACTTTTTCCATTGCTATTTTATTCCCGGGATGTATTTCAAAGTTTTCCAGGGTGCGACTCTTAAATCGGCTGCCCAGGCCGCTTCCATTGAGCATTTCAGCCCGTTTCTTGTGGGTGCATTTTTTGGCAAAAGGTTTTATTTGGCCGTCCAACAATCTGACCAACAGCAAAACTCCTTTGGCAGTTTTCGGGCAGCTCTCTAACCCAGGGCAGTTCTCGCAATCTATAAACTCCAACTCAGCACTTCGCAGGGAGAAATAGTTTGACAGTATATGCTCTTTTTCTATCCCTTCTATGTATTGCTGCAACTTGGGAAAATTCTCTTGGGAGTAGTCCTGGACTGAAGTTTCCTCAATCTGTCCTTCTATTTCCGCCTTCAATTCTTTTACCTTTTTTAACACTTCTGGATCTGCTTTTGAGATTATATTCATAATTGATTTCGGGCCTCCAATACTAGAGCTCTACAAAATTCCCACATTCTCGGCGTCATTTTGTTCTGCTCCAGCTTGAATTTTCTGGCCTCTTCACTCTCACCGCCTTTCCTTAAATTGTTCCTGGGATATAAGCCCGCATTCCTACACCCTACTTCCCAGGAACCAAATACCTCCACCGTCTGCCTATACAACCAGCTTTGATCATTAGCAGAGCAGGCAATTCCATCGGAGCTTAACCTCAATAACTCCTGCAATACACGAGCCTTTGACCAGGCCATGCCAATCACCTCTCAGTTGTAATATAGACAGGCTTACCTGTGAGCTTTTGCACCTCCTCTTTAAACATTTTTTCATCACTGTTAATCGCCGATAAATGTAATAGCCAGGTTTCTTCCAGGTCGCTTAGATCGTTAGCCTTTAGAAAATCCATCACTCCCTCCAGGCTAAAATGATTTGATCTAACCCGTTTTGCCTGCTCTGCCGACATTTGACCATCTTTGACTTTCTCCATTATTATCTCTTCACTGTAGTTAGTTTCCACCAGGATATGGGTTAATCCTGAATACGTGTAGCGTAGGTAATGGGTATCGGTTGCGTATAATATCTTTTTATGGGCCCTTTGATTAAAGATTAAAAATCCCAGGGGTTCTCCGGCATCGTGCTGCACTTCAAAGGGCATTACCCTCCATTTATCGAATGTTAAAGGCTCTATCCTTTGTATTATAGTCAGCCTGTGATGGGAAGTTAGCTGCTTTAATTCTGGGATATTGTCTGCAGTCCCTTGACTGAGAAATACCTGGTAGCCCCTTTTCAGCAGGTCTAATATGCCCTTGCAGTGGTCTTTATGCTCGTGGGAGACAAAACAACCTTTAATCGCACTGGTTTCAAAATTCAGGCCCCTCTGAATTTCCGGCCAGCGTAGCCCACATTCCAGCAGCAGGGAGGTTTCACCATCATCTAATAGATAGCAATTCCCCCCGCTGCCAGAGGCTAAACTCTTAACCTTCATCTGTAATACGGCGGTTTCTTTGAGGGTTCTTCTTCCGGCGGGGCTTCTTCCTCGGAAGGTGGGGGTGGCTCTTCTTGTTCCTCTTCTTCAACTTCAGAAAACTCCGCATCTTGAATATCATCACTCCCGAAGTCAATGTGAGTTTTATTCGCCTCCCTCTGTTTCTCTTCTATAACCTGCATATCCTGATCCTGGCTCTCCACAACGGCATAGCTGCTGTAATTAACCTTCCTGGGGTCCAGGGGAACGTGTTTAAGGGTCCTATAGACTACAGTTTTATATGCCATTTTTTCAAATTCCCGGTTCCAGAAATCATCTGTCTTAGCCTGCTTGCGGGCCTTATCTATCTCTTCTCGGGAGACCAGGACCAGCTTATTCTTGGTTTTTTCCTTATGCACAATGTAGCCAAATCCGCCGACTATCTCTCCCCGGTTGAACGGGTTTTTTATCTCAAATTCGTACGACTCTACTTCCCTGTTCTCATTCTTCATCAAAGGCGTAAACAGGTCAGTTTCGTGGACCAGCTGATATATAATCTGCTCCGGGGGCTCCAGGGCCAGGGTTTTATGAACGTAGTGCTTGCCCTCATAACCCAATCGCAGGTCCAGGTTATACTGCTCCAACTTGCTGTCGTAGTAAGGGATCACATTTACGTGGTTCGGCTGTAATGCGTCAATTCCCAGGTTTACCCTATGGACTGCATCAAGGGCGGTTTTATTCATATTTACATTCTGCCAGCACAATTCCTTGTGGCTGGTTTTCCGCTTCTGGTTCAGTTCTTTCAATACCCTGTCAGCGTGCAGGAACAGATGCTGGGCCAGGGTTCTTTTGTAATCATCCATCTGCACGGCCTGGCCGATCTCTGCCTTCCATTGCCGTTCCACCATACTTACAAACCTTTCAGAAACCGTCTGCTCTTGTAATTGAGTTTCTTCCTTCTCTTTACTCATTCAGGAACCTCCTTAAAATAAAGTAGCCTTCTTATCCTCTTTCTTCTCTTCACCCTTAACAACAACCTCCAGGCTATCGTATTCGGGCTTCATATATAGAGGAATTTGCTGGGCTTCTGTTTCTACCAATTCAGCTACCGCCTCAGCATTGTCCACGAATATAGGGGCTCTAAAGTCATAGTGCTTGCTCAGGGTGTTAATAATATCCAGGCCTATGTTTATCCTGGCCCCCCAATTCATTACCGAATACGGCACTCCTTTATATAGTGTTTCGCAGGTTTCTCTTATCCCACCGTTAATCTGGTATTCAAATAGCTTGAATTGTGGTAGATTGAAAAACTGGTTCACTCGCTCCTTTGTTAGCTTTACCTTCTCTTTAATGAATGTTTCAATCAGATATTCCTGCTTCTCCAGCTCATTAAGGTATTCTCCCAGGTGTCTTTCTTCTTTTAACAGTAGAGAAACCCGATCTTTAATCTCCTCTAGCTGCCTCTGCTGCCTGGCAACCTCTTGAAGCTCCTCTTCTCGTTCCTGTAGTTTAGCAATCTTTTCATCGTATTCAGTGGTATCAGTAGTTTTCGCCTCGCCCTGCTTCTGGACCAGGCGATCAATCTCTTCCTGCATCTTCTTTATCTCAGGGCTATCAGAAACCTGTAGCCGCTGCCTGTCGTTATCGTCTATCTTTTTCTCAATTTGAGAAATCTCAGTAGTGGTGCTACCTAAAGACTTCTCATTCTGCTCTTTCTCCTGTTTCAGCTTGGCCTCTTCTTCTTCCAGGGTGGCCTTCTTATCTGCTAAGGCTTTTCCTGCCTGCTCGTTCTCTTCTAGATCCTCGGCCTTCTTCTTCTTAAAATTCTCTTCTGCTTTTTGCTGTGCTTCGTGAACTTCATCGTAAGGCAACATCTGGCCGCAGGTAGGACAGTGGGTATCATCATCTTCTGCATTTAATTCAAACTCCTGGTGATATAATAGCTCCCATTCCCGGGCTAATTTATTTAAGTTATCTTCTACCTTCGCTTTCTCTTCCGCTATCTCCTGGAGCCTGTTCTTGTTGCGGTTGATCAGGCTCTTCAGGTGATCCTGGGTATATTGAGCATCGTTACGTGCCTTCCTTAGCTCTTCTCCCTGTTCCTCAAACTCTTTCCGGGCCTGCTCTCTCAGGTCGGATATTTCCTGCTTTAACTCTGTTATCTTATTGTTCAGCTCTTCATCGTAGCCAGTATAAAAGGCCTGGGAGCGTTTCTCCTTTAACTCATCTATCTGTTTTTGTATGGTTTTTAATTCGCCCTCGTTAAAATTTACTTCCTTCGGCATATTCTTATTGTTCTCATCTACCCGGACCCTTATTTCCTCCAGGCGTTGGTTAGTCTTTTTCTTCTTGGCTGCCAGGGCCTTTTGTGCCTCCTCATAATCCCCAGGAAGCAGCACGTCCATATACTCCTGCTCGATCCCCTCCAATTCAGGGGTAGCTTCTATTATCTCTTCCGGGGGAATATCTCCACAAACTTCAAATATTAGCTTCCTGCGTTCCTTCCAGGTCAACCCTTCATTAAAATACAAAGGATCAGTTACTAACCGGAAAACCTGTTCATCACCAGCTATTTCGGAGATTTTTTCGTTAAACTCTTTCTGCTTAATATCAGGGCGGTCATTAATTTCATAAGTAGTCGTGTGCCCTGAAAACTGAGCCTCCGATTGCCCCCGTTTCTTCTCCCATTTTTCCTTATATATCTTTTTCAGCTTGATGTTCTTCCCGTCAGCTAACTCCAACAAGGCCTCAACCGAATGGTCCAGGCCGTGAATAGGGTTTCCTTCTTTTAAAGTTTTTACCTGAGCATTAGCCTGGTTCCTGCTATCCCGACCGAACAACAGCCAGAGGAAAGCATCAAACAGGGTGCTCTTGCCCGTTTCATTCGTGCCTAATACTTCTACGTCCTCGCCCTCTGTATTGAGGGTAAACTCTTTAATACCCTTGAAGTTTTCCAGCTTTAACTCCAACAACTTCACGGTTTATCTTCACCTCCTATAATTGCCTGGTACACAAAATCATCCTCCAGGTCCACGTAGCGAATATCTATCAACAGCACATCCGCTACCTTCCTCATATTCTCCTCATTCCACCTCCTTCTTCCTGCGATGAGGTCCCACAGGTAATTTTTACTTATGCCAGTATAAGCGGCCAGCCAGGGTATTCCCCTGTCAAATCTTTTTAGCTTTCTTTTTACGTGGTGGGAAAAATCACTTCTATGCTTCTTCATTATCCATTCACCTCCTTGACTCTTCAACTATACGCCATATGCCATCGGAAAGCAAATAGCGTATAAGGCTACACCCTTTGATTACTACTAATTAACTCGTTGTTGCTTTAAAATGAATTGGCTATCTGCGTCTAGAAAAAAGAACCCCGGGGGCATCGGGGCTTATAGTCTATCTTATTATATCCAGGTAGTATGATCCACCTTCTTTTCTAACTCTTACATCAGTTATTGGGGAATGTTCTGGGCTCCTTGATATAGGGAAGCGTGGTAGTCGTTGCTTTTTTTTTGGTCGGCCACCTTGCCTTCTATAAAATCCTCAGTCCATTCTTCAAAGTTACCCCAAACTTCTTTCAAAATCGCTATGCTTGCATCGCTCATCAAATTCCATACTTTAGCCTTTGCCTTCTCCAGAGCAGCCCGCTTAGCTTCATCATCCCATTCATCAGCCTCTTTACGTTTCTCCACATAAGTTTCCTGGACTACCTTAACTGCCTGGGCGGTTGCGTTGTGTAATTCCATAATTGCGAAGGATAAAGTTTTCTGCCAGGTTTCATTCTCCACTTTTTCAGTCTGCCTCTTGGCCCACCTGGAAAGATAACCTAATAAAATAGTGATTAAGAGTACTGCCAGACTGGAAACAGCTTCAAAAAGTGATCCGCCGATAAAATCCATTACAGATTCCAACATAATTTACCTCCCTTAATTATTAGAGGCCCTCAGAGCCGTTTTAAGGGCCTTGAGGATAGTGCCCCTTGTGATTAGGCCTGCCCAAACTACACTTTTAAAGAACCATAACAAACGGCAATGAAAGCCCCATCTTAGACGTTTAATTCCTCTGAAAATTCATTAACTACATGTTCTGCACCGTTTTGGTCAAAATACCACCTGATCACCCTCCCGTTTTCTTTATCTCGAAGTCCAAATCGGGTGTCTATATGAATAAAGCCTGTATTATTATACGGGTACACTCCCCGGCCAGTAAAAATATTTAACTTCTCCACGTACTGCATTAATTCATAACTATTTAAATCCGGATTATACACATCCAGGGCATTAAACTGTTTGAAAAAATGCTGGCTGGTTTCGCTACCTCTAAATCTACAGGCACTGGTAACTATCAAGGGAGCTTCAACTACATCTCTTAACAGATCCGCTCCGGTTAAAGTATCTTCTAATTCAGGGGACCAGATAAAGCAATTATAATGGCTAACACGCAGTAACTCCTCCGGCCTGAAGTGGTTAAATCCCCAGTCCAGGGTTTTGTAGTTATCCCAGGTAACTAATAACATGCTCTTAACCTCCAATCCCGTTGGCGATAGCATCAATAAACCACATCACAATACCCATAACAACAGCGGTAATAACAGGCGGAACCCACGAAGATTTATCTATCACCCTGGTTAGTTCTCTTATTTCCTGTCGTTGCTTATCAATTGCGGGCATAATTTCTTCATCAATTCGCTTCTCCACCTTTTCCTTCAAGTCATTATGATCCTTTCCGATAAAGCCTAATTCCTGTTGGACCAGCTTACCAAAGGTACACCCGCTATTCTTTTTGTTGTTGTTTTCCATAAATATATCAACCACCTTTTAAGCCAGCTAAGGCTGAATGAGCTCCCGGCCCATAGCTTCTCTTGCTAAATTAACCATCATAAGCCTGAGCTCTTCCAAATGCCTCTCTTTTATAGTATCGTCAAGGTTGGGGTCGTTCTGAATATCTCTTATCCTTCCACGAATAGTGGTCATCCTATCATTGTATCTCCGTAACAGATCAAGTCTTTGCCTGTCTAATTGCAAGTCGCCTATAGGCTGCCCCCGAACGTGCCTTAACTGAATGGTGTTTTCAATAGTCTCCAATTCTCGTAACTCATCATAAAATTCATCAACACTCCTGGCTCCAGCATAATCTGTTTGCCTGGAACCTGCTAAAGAAGCAGCGTATTCTGAAAGGGGCATTTCTCCAGCTATTAAGTCAATGGTATCTAATATATTCGTAGATAATGTGCTACCTAAACTTCTGGTAAACTGATCTAATTTACGTGGGGAAAGATTTGTTCTTGCACCTATTACTCTTGCTGCCAGGCTGGAACCAGGTCCATACTGGTCGGCTGGCATTAAATACTCTTCAGATCGTGGCACTATTGACCGTCCTGTAAAAAAGCTATGATTAGCTAAGTATTCCATTGTAGGCATTAGTAAGGGAATAACCCAGCCCGGGCCTCCAAACTTCACTACATTTTTTGCCCATTCTGTTAAAACAGAAGGGTCTTGTTCATCAATCGCCTGCATAACTCGTTCGGGGCCAGAGGCGAATAAGAGGCCGGGTAAAAATGGTTTGACGAGATGGAACATCCCATTAGGAGTAAGGAAAGTCCAGAAGTAATCTTTTTTCCATTGTTCCAGTTCCTGATAACGGGGGTCGTTGCGATTAAAGAGATAAAGGATCATAGAGGGCAAAGTTAATGACACAAAAGTCCTCCAGGCATGTCCCCAGGGGTCCCTTCTTATAGCTTCATAAGTGGTTCTTGGTCCTCCTACAGTTGAAGTAAAGAAGGGGCTAACCTTGTCTGCTTTACTTGCCCATTTACCTTTTATTGCATAATCCTGGTTTATAAATCCTCTAGCCTCTGCTGCTGCTCTTAAAACGTGTTCCTGCCATTCTTCTTTAGTTAAAGAGTCTTTATCTACTTGATCAATTCTTTTAGCAAAATAACCTATCCTGGAGCCGTGCTCGACTGATGATAACAAGGTCTCTAAGAATTTAACAGGATTTACCTTCTCGCCTATGCCTGGCTCTTTCATTAACTTATCAACAGTAAACTCATCTGCTTGGCTTATTATTCTGGAAATACCAGAACGTGCTCCTTTGGCCGCATTAAACAAATCTACCTTATGATCTTTTTTAGCAATAAGAGTAATTCCTCTGGCTAAATCAACAAACGGTTTAACACCTAAATCCCCGCCGTGAGTAAATCCTATGACTGCATCTCGAACGGGGTTTCTAACCAGGCTAAATGTTGGAGAAAGCAAGGAGCCTTTAGCAAAAAGTTTAGTGAAGGGAGCAACCAACTTATCTATTATCTGGCTGGTTTCGGGTCTTGATCCTATACTCATTAAAGTATCGTATATCTCCGGGTGAACCTGCCAGAACTCAACTTCTCCTTTTCTTCTTACGGTAACAATATTTTCTCGATGCTCTTTCATTCGTGCATAGTGCACCTTTGAATAGGTCTTTACCATTGTATCAAGGTCCAACTCTTCCAGCTCTTCATCGGTTAATCCAGCTTTCTTCAGATCACCTTTTAATGCCTTTAAGGAAACTTCATCAACAACAGTCGGTTTAGGTAATTTATGCCCCATTTTCCCTAATTCTGGAGATTTATATAAAGTATCCAGAAATTTTAATGCTGATTTGTTTCTGTAAACATTGTTCATTATATAAACAAAATCTTTAACTATTGACTCAATCGGGTCCAGGCGTTCAGCATTAGTTCCAATCGCTCTCTTAAACGATTCTGGAAGGTTCACAAACCTATTTCCTGCTGTTAGCTGAGTAATGGGCTGCTCTTCTCCCAGGAAAACATATAGAGGCATATGCCATTCGTACTTATCGGTCATTCTCTTCTTTGCACCTGGAGCGATCAGGTCCCCCCAAACTGCCCAATCAAGAAGGAGTTTCTTAAAGTCCTGCAGCTGTTTATTTACCTCAATCCAGTCCGGGTGTTCTGCTTCAATTTCCGCTACTACTTTGTTAAGGGCTGCCTGGTCAGGCCCTACTCTAATACCTAACTCTTGCCGTTCCTGTGCTGCTTTTGCAAAGATATATAATGAGAAATCTCCAACCTTTTCTCCATCAGAAAGATAATCCTTTACAGGCTCCAGGATTTTCTTGAGAGGCGGCCCTGCATCACGATAGTAGGGGTCGTAAGCCCATTTAGAAAACATTGTTTCAAGGGGCGGCCCTAAAACTCTAGTAGAAAGTGCAAGATGATAGGGGTTTTCTACCATAGGCATTTCTAGCTTGCGGGGGTCTAATCCCAAAACTTCCGATGGGATTTTGTATAAAAACATTAAATCATCCCACCAGTAAAAATAAAGCCTTTCCGCTTTAGTGGTAAGCTGGGGCTCTTTCTTCTTAAAGCCGGAAACAAGAAATCCCCTTAAATATTCTTTTGCATTTTGGGTTCTAAACCTTTGGTATAAATCCACCAGGCCCTCAAACTTTTCCTCAAACTCCTTATCCTTAGTCATCTGATCTTCAATGTGGAAAGTAAAGCTGGGGGCCATTTCAATAGCTCCAGTCCGGCCTTTCAATAGATAGGCCTTGACTACTTCAGCGGCCCCTTCATAGGGGAGCTCCTCTGGTTTATATTTTGTCTCGTCCAGGTCAGACCGTGCAAAGGCCTGTATTAATTCAGCCCTATGCTTTTCAAGATTTAAGTTAAGATATTTTCTAACATCGTGGCCAAATTCGTGGGCAATGGTGTGCAGGTCGGTAGTATCTTTAACCCTCATAACTCGCTCAAAAGGCCTGTATTCCCCTTCAGCTCCTGGGGTGAACAGCCGCTTCTTGCCTACGTAAATTCCTATTTCATCTGTAATATACTTGCGAATATCCCTGGCAGAAGCAGGCTCAGCGTCCGGGTCAATGGGCTCTTCTATTATTTTGTGTCGGTCCTCGGGCTTAAAGGCTTCTTCTTCTGTCGGCCTTCTTCTAAGGAATCTCGGGCTTGTTGTTTCACCTGCCGTTGGGTCTCTATCCGTTTTTGGATGCTCCTCACTACGTACGGCCTCGGCTCTCTTCTCATCGAATAATGACGGGTCATCGTATTTCCTCCCTTCTACATCATATACAGCCCCTCTAAGAACCTCTCTTCTATCGGGCCGTTGTCTTTCAAACTTCTTATCCAGGCCAATAAATGTTTGCTGCCTGGGGTCCGGGGCTTTTTCCATTGCTCCCAGATAGTTATTGAAAACCTTTGTCATCTTCTTGGCAGACCGCTTAAAATTATCCATCATAATAAGAATATCAGCTACTAATGGGTCGGTTCTTCCTTCATCGAATAGACTTTTTTTCTTTAAAAACTCATCAAGAGTTAAATTCTCCGCCTTCATATGCAATACTTTCTTCGCTGCTTCTTTCATCTCAGGGCTTAAATCAAGGTCATACGCAAGCCCTTTCTTAATTTTCTCCTGTAATTGAATTACCCTGGGAGCAACATTCAGCATAGCAGTTGTAATATTTTTAATTTCACTACTCGGGTCCTCAGCCAGTCTTTCCAGGGTTGCAGGGTCCCGGTAAGCCCGGGCAAAGATAGCGTTCTGTATTCTCTTTATCCCTGCCTGGGAAATCCGGCCAGTCTTATCAATATATTCTCCCTTTTTAGCTACACCAACTACCTTATTTAAAAAGGCAGTAATGAAATCACGATTAGCCGGGTGATCTATCCTCCCGTCTTCATAAGGGACAAAAAGTCTGATCAGGTTAGCATCTACCCTATCAGCATCAACCATAGCCTGCTCGGTAGCACTCATCGCTGCAGTTTCTTCTTTATTTGCGGTCCTTACAAAATTTACTCGCTCTTCACTGCTTAACTCAGAAGTTCTTACCCTTACAAGAATGGGCTTCTCCATCTTATCTAACTGATCTTTAGACAAGCCAAATTGCTCAGCGTTCTCGCTCAGCCATTGACGGTATCTAGTTGCATTGGGGTGCTCATCGTTGTAAAGCCTTTTTAAAGAAATAGTCCTTATATTCCCTGTTTCAACTATGCCATCTTTACCTATTATCGGACTGCCGTGTGCGGCTATGATATTTTCTCCTAATCTTTCAGGGTCCAGTTTTTGAATGATCTCATACATTTGTGCTTCGGTAGCCATTCTTTCAGTTCTTTCCCGGGGCTGCAATTCTTCAGGAAACCTGGGGTCCTCTCTTAACATAATATCGTGGGAAGATATTAATTTGTCAGCTTCTACCAGGGCGAATTGAGTTCCGATTTCGATATTTTCAGCTTTTGCTTTTGAGGTTTTCCCCTTAACGTCTAATTCTATATCAGGCTTGGGAGGGGCGGGCTCAGGAGCAGGAGGCTCTTTTGTGGGTGCTACCTCTGGTTCAGGAGCTTCTGGAACTAAATCAGGGTATTCTTCTAATACTTCCTGGGGAACGGGTTTGCCTTCTTCCAGGGCTTTTTTCACCTCGGCCTGGTGTCTTTCTATAACCACGTTTCGGGCTCCCCCACTTCTTTCAACTATTACCCATTGAGGGACCTCCCAATCCTCTTTGCCGAAGCTCTCGTCAATTATCCGTGCCCTTTCAGTTTCCGCAACCTGGCCCTCCCATTCGTCAGTTAGTCTTTTTAAAAAGGGTTCATCTTTTTTTACTTCTTCCAGATACCTCTCTTCCCATAACTTAAAATCTGATTTGGCTACCATAGGCCTCTTTTGTTCGGCTCTTTCCTTGTCGTAAAGGCTTTCATACCCAAAGTGTTTCATCGTCCGCTCAAAAGCCTCAGCATCAACCCTGCGTTGTATAAACTTTTCCTTCTCCGGTTCTTTTAATCCTAAGCCGCTAAGGTAGTCGTCCCATTCTTCCTGGGTAATATCCCCTTTCTCCAACATTAACCTCATAACTCCTGCTTCTCTGGCCTTGTTTAACTGAGTAGTTCCGGTGGCTGCTATACCAATTTTGTTAATTAAAAGCGGGGCATTAACCTCGCCAATAATATCGTCATCAGGACCTGCTTCTTGTAATTTAGATAATGGTTCTTTCCCTAACCAGTCCATAGCCCTTTGAACCATATAATCTGCTAACTCGGTGTCCTTTTCAGTAATCTCCTGGTGGACCCTCTGTTCAAGTGGACCCGGGGCAGGAGCATCTTCAGGCCCAGGGGCTTCCTTTGTTGCCGGGGGGTCCTCAACAGGTTCTGGAGCAGCAGGCTCAGCGGGAGGTTCTTCAATCTTTTGTGCTCCCTCTAAAGCCCCTCTACCCCTTTTCATCACGGCCCCGTGTTCTGTTTCTAAAGATAGCGTGGCGGTATCTGTATCATCAACCACCTTAACAGGAGCAGCTCTATCAGGAAGCTGCACCCAATCGCCTACTTTAAGCTCAAAGGTATCATCTTTTGTTTCTACTGTAAGCACGGGTTCAGCAACAGGTTCTGGAGTAGGTTCTGGGGCAGGAGTAGGTTCTGGTTCAGCAATAGCTTCTCTTTCTTCCCGAATCTGGTCTGCCGCAACTTCTTCTGGAGTTTTTTGTCTTGCTACCAAATTTTCAACAAACTTTTCTGCTGTACCAATTGTAAATCTCTCTAGATCTCCTCGTAACTTTAAATATTCCTCTTTTGGTCCAATATATTCCGCAGCAACCCTGGGGTCTTTTAGCTTTCTAACCAAACTTTTTAATTGATCATAGACTTGCCTTTCTTCAGCCGCCCCTTTCCTGGGGTCATCAGGAGAAATCTTTTCTATTCCGGTTGCTTTCCAATTTTCAATAATACCTTCTAACTGATTTAAAACCTTATCTTTAGGAACAGTAAACGGCTCAACCTCTCTCGGTGCTGTTTCTAACTCTTTCACTTCCTTATAAGAAGGATGTGGCGTCAAATAGTGTATAAATTCAGCAACCTGCTCTAATCTATCAAATTTATGTCTAATGCGTGGCACAGGCTCGCCTGTTTCATAGTCATAAGAAATAACCTTAAACGGTTTCCCTTCATCACTTCTGGAAAATTCAAATTCCCCTATTCGCCGCACTTTGCCGTGCATATCAGGTTCAAGGCTCACGTCAGTCGTAAAGGTTGCTCTCTCAGCGGTTCTTAGCTGGTCTGCAATATATTTAATCCCTGCATCTCTAACCATATCTTTTTGTAATTGTCTTTCTTCTGCTGTTGTTGGTCTATCTCCGGTAATTGCAGGAGTTTCCTCGTAAACTGTCGGTACTTTAGCTAAATCAATATCTCTTGGAGAGCGAACGTCCTCTCCAAAGCCCGTTACTCTTACTTTGCCGTCATCGCCTACCGAAATAACAGGGCGGGCCCCGTGGGTAAGAGAAGGGAACAAAGTCTTTTGTGATTTCGTTACCATCTGTTCTGCAGTCTTTTTAGCCCCTTCAGGCATAGGGGTAGCCCGAATAACTTGTTTTGCTACTTTGATTGCCCTACCAAAATCGGTAAAACTCGGCTTGTCCCTGGCTATATCCGGGTGGAAGGTTTTATATAATGCGTTTTTAATTTGTCTATCAGTAGCATCTGGGGGTAAATCTATATACTTTTTAATCATTTCTTTCATATGAGCTTCTAATTTCCTTGCTTGTTCTGCCTTTTCTGCATCATAGCGTTGTTCTTGTGCTTTCCAAAACTCTCTTTCTTTTCTAAAAATGTCTTGTTGTGAATCTTTACGTGATGCTCCTATTATTCTAAGCCATTCATCATAGGCTGCTCTATCCCTTAAAACTTTATCACGGGCTCCAATAACAGCCGCTTTTTGTGCAGGGTTAGTTATAATGCTTGAAAGATTGAATAAGGCCATCATAGCCATACTCATACCTATATCGCCAGGGGAGGAGACTTCTCCTGTTGCTATAGATTGAGCCACTTCCCCGCCTAAACCAGCAGCAGCTCCGCTTAATACGGTTTCAGCTGCTGCATAAGGGTTCCCTTTAAATTGCGTAGGCATATCTCTTATTAATTTGCTCGCCAATGGAGAAGTAACTCCTGCCCCAAATCCCCAGGCAGCAGAGGCTAAGTAATCAACAGCTTCTTTCTCTTCTCCTGCAAGGTGTTCTACTCCGGTCCTTGCAGCCATTGTTGTTGCAAAAGGCACTCCTGGAGCTAAGGGAGCAGTAAATGGTTGTAGGGTCCTGGTTAAAGTAGGGGCGGCAGTAGTAATTCCTCTGCCCAATAAACTAACAGCAGGTCTTGTTACCCCGCCTATCATCTTTAATCCGGTTACGTGCCCTGTTAATTCTCCTAAAATATCAGCGGTAATATCAGCCGCTTCCCAGCCAGTTGTTGGAGGCTGACGATGCTCGGCTCCAAACCATTCATCGGCCGCTTCCGGGCCTCCCATCCCCATTATAACCCGGGCAGCCTCGTGCCCTGCTCTTTGAGGGAAGGCAAGGGCTCCTCTCATTATATCAGTAAAACTTATATCTGGAGCTTCCTCGGGAGGCTCGGCAATACCCCTAATCCGCCTAAGCTCAGCAGCATAGTCCCTATCCTCATCATCAGGACGAATAAAATCAGTCCAGCTTATTCCCTCTTTATCTTCAGGTTTTTGGATAAACTTCGTCCAGTCCATTTTTTCACCCCTACTGAAGCATAATTGCTCTTACCATTTCCAACAACCGATCTATTTCTCTATCAGTAAGTCCTGTTGTCTGTTTCAAATCTTCCCGTCTAATACGGTTTAAGTCCTCAACCGAATGGCCCTGCTCCAACATTTGCTCTGCAAATTCTCCAGCATAATCTTCTAATATTTCATCAGGAATATCCCCTTCTGCTGCCGTGCGAGCATCCTGTAATTGCCCTATTCTTCCCTCTGGTTCTGGAGAGGCTTCTCCGCCTGCAATAGAGGCCCAAAGTCTTTCCCAAAAACCAGGCTCATCTCCATCCTCATCAACAACAGGTTCTCCCATACCAACAGGCTGCCAGCCGCCTTCAGGCGTTTGCTCAAAAACTCTATCTTGTGGGATTAATATAGGTTCTTTTTGGTTTGGGTCTATTGCATAGTATTCTTCTACCATCTCAGTTCCTAAAGCTGTTCCTGGAACGGGTCGTTCTTCTACCCTTGAAACAACAGGCCAAAAATTTTGGCCATCAAAATAGGAATAATTTGTATATTGGTACCCTGATCCTATAGTTCCAGGCATGGGAATACCCCCTAATGGCCCCTCTGGAGTATCTACTCCTGGTATCCCTTCCGGCTCTTCTCCAAAATGTCTGATCTGCTGGAGTATATCTCCCATATCATATCTATCCCCGTAGCCTGCAACTAATTGCAGTGCAGCATCTGGGGGTACTCCTTCGGAAATTAGCCAATCCCCAAAAGAGCCGGGGTCCTCTAAAAAGGTCTCCATCCCCATTTCCGCTTCCATTTCAGGAGTCATTATAGGCATATAATAGCCTTCTAAGTTCCCCTCTAAGGGCATCAATTGATCTTCTTCATAACCGTAGGCTTCTGCCATTTCAGGGCTAAGAATATTATAATTCGCCATTAAATCTAAATCGAATCTCATCTGTTCTTCTGGTGTTGGGCCTAAAGGTTCAGTAACTCTCCCAAAAGGTATCCCCTCATAATCAAACCCGGACCATTCAACATGCCCGCCTTGTTCTTGTATAAAGGCAGCTTCCTCTTGTGTGATAGGCTGGTATCCCATTTGCCCCATTATTTGCAACTGTTCTTCTGGGGTAGGGCCTAACCTTTCTTCCAGCCAGTAACCTTCTTTTTGAGGGTGAGGGTGATATATCGCTTCTCCAGCCTCTTGCATCCTTCGCATATAATCATCTGTATATTGCCGCCAGCCACCTTCATATAAAGAAGCAGGATCAACATACCCTGGCGGAAAACTAACGTGGAACATTCCTTCGGCGTAGGGGTCCTCTGCTACAATTAATCCTTCCTGTTCGTATTGCTTAACATCGGCAGGGTCCAGGGGGACTGCCTGGCCTTGTAAAGCACGAGCCATATGCTCCCGGGGGTCCTCCCAGCCAGGGCGTTGTTCTTTGCGGTGAAAACCCTCCAGCCCTGGAAATTCAGTTAATCTAAATCTATCTTGGTCTATCCCTTCAATATCTTCATAAGGCAAAAACCCTGCGTCAATCGCCTGCCGTTCTAGATATTCAGGGCTTGTCCTATAATCAAAATCGTGCTGGGCCCTCTCCAGGTCTAATTCCTGCATTGCCCTTTGGAGGTTAAATAGCTTCTCCTGCTGTTCTCTTTGAGTTCTCTGGTCCTGTATATCTCGTTGTCTTTGAAACGGGTCCACCTGGGCTACTCCTCCCAGGTAAGCCCCTAAGCTATGCACAACCACGTCCTCACCTCCTTCCGCTTAATACCCATACCTGCCAGTGCCAGGAACACCTGGAGGCCTCACTGGAGAACCTCTTAACAGAGTTCCTGCTGCTCCTCCGCTATGGGGCCCTGTAGTTCCCGGAGCTTCTAAGGCAGGGCTTTCAGGAGAATGGTCTAATGGATTAGTCTGTCTTTGCCAGGGCCAGGGAGTATCTCTCTGCTGTATAGCGTCCATAACTTCTGGAACAGCCTGCCCTGCATACTGCCCTATCCCCTGCCAGCCTTGTAAAGCCATCTGTGCCTGCTGTAATTGCCTGTCGTGCATCCCATGAGCATACTGAGCTAACTGCCCCTGATGTTGCATAGCCAGGTCTGCTGCGGTTGATCTTCTTAAAGCATCTGCGGGCATTTGGCCATAAAACCCTCTTCCCATAGCCTGCCTATCTAAGCCAGCTAAGGTATCATCTAAAGTCCGCTGAAACTGTGGATCAAGGGCTGCACGGGCCTGCTTCATTGCCTGCTGGTGGTCTATCTGCTGCTGGCCACCGAATAAAGCATCTAAAGCTCGTGGGGCTAGATAACTCGCCGCCATTCCTATCAGCTGTCCCCAGGGCATAACTCTTCCCCTCCTTTCTTACTTCTCTTCTTTCTTCTCCGGCTTTTCTTTATTTTCTTTAGGCTTATTCTTTACCACTCTATACTTTATCTTAGGCCCGGGCATCACTTATCCCTCCTTAAAATACCTGTTTGATAAGTATTTATCACCTGGAAGTCTATACCTATACCATACAACTTCTGGCTGGGCTCTCTTGCTTTATCGGGGAATATTATATCTATGTTATGTGTTGGCCCTAAATTGCCCACCTTGTTATCGTAATTATTTAACACTTGAAAATCTATGCCTATGCCGTAGATCGAATAGCCCACTACTTCGGGCAGCATAGGCTCTTCAAAGCCTACAGGAAGCCCCTCAAAATTTATACCGCTTTCGTAATAGTCAACTAAATGGGCTCCCGGAGTAAATTCCCAATTCTCTTTAGCAGCAACAATTTGACACTCGTGGTGGATATTTTGTATTAAGTATTCTCCAGCAGCGTTAGTATGAACAGAAGGATAGCTGTGATTATCTGCCACTCTGATCGCTGTTACCTTAACTCCAACAATAGGATTATGTTGAACATCTCTTATTACTCCAGTAACTTCATAGGGAGGGGCAGTAACTATAAATTGCCATTGTATATCTTCTACACCGAAGGTAGCTCCGCCAAGCGTTTCCGTTACCTCTTCTTCTACATCAAGTATCTCCTGCCATTCTATATCCTCTACCCCAAAGGTTGGTTCTAAAATTTCTTCAGGCTCCATTGGCTCTGGTTGTATTTCATACCATTCTATATCTACAACCCCAAATGTTGGCTCTAAAGTTTCTGTGGGTTCCTCTTCTTCCCATTCGTGGGTTTCGGTAGTAGATTGAAAATTAACCTCGCTGTCGGCTTCGGAAACAGTATGATATTCAGGGGCAAATATGTGATAGGGCTTTGTCGGACCGGGCCAGGCAGTTTCTTTATCATCGCACCAAATCTTAACATCATTTCCATAACAATGAGTTTTAACAAAATTCCCATCAGAGTCAGTATATTCAGGAGTTAAAGGGCAGTGCCCCCAACCGGGCCAATCAAAATTCACCTTCACCCCTTGAAGCGGGTTCCCATCGTTGTCAGTTACCGTTCCCGATATTTCATAGCTCCAACCAATATCTTCTACTCCGAAGAACGGCCCCTCAACATATTCATGCCGAGTCATATTCCTACCTTCAAAATCTAAATCACTAGCAGGAGAGCTAACCGTACGGCTAATAGGAGTAAATACCCACCCAAAGGTTTCAGGAGTAACACTAACCTCTCCCTCTACCGTGGCAGACCATTCCCCACTGCTATCGGTATATTCGCTGTCGTGTCCAGTGATGGTTACTTCTACACCTTCAATGGGAGCATTGTGTTCGTTTACTATAGTTCCTGATATTTCATAACTCATTTAGTTCCCTCCCCAGAGGGAATTTTAATCCGGCAATTCAGGTTCAGTGTGCGTACCTTCGGGCTGGTTTAAATCAAACTTAATAGAATCTATTATAAAGGTTCCACCATTAGGAAATTCCTCTACGCTGCCTTCGTCTGTTAAATCAAAGATAGCTAATTCGTCCCCACTTTCACCAATGACGGTAGAGGGAGAGGTTAAAGTTACATATCTTACATTTTCACCAGCAGGAATGGTAAATTCGGCTGGAAGGCTCTCGTCAGTATGGTCCATACCAAATTCGCCAGGTTCTATTTGTTGCGTTAATTCTTCTTTAAACTTAAAGCCCACTTGTTTCATATCTAAAGCAACTCCAGCTTCATTGCAAACATTCCACCAGGCCAGAGACTCTGCGAAACCTTCAAAAAGCACTTTCTTGCCAATTTCAGTCCACGCCATTGCAATACCTCCTTTATAAACCTACTTTACCAAATTTAATCTTCAAAGGGAGATAGCTTTACATGATTTCCCCCCATATTTAACTCAAGTACTTGTTTATTAATTGAGTACGTTCCGCCTGTTGGAAAATCTATTGCTTCGATTAACTCGTGCAGCCAAACAGGGGTATCANGANCACCANTTAAAAAAGTAATATACTTTACATCTTCACTTTCAGGAATATCAAAATTTATAGTCATGTCATTAGAAACTGTCCCACGAGGGTCATCATACTCCCAATTATTCCAAAATGCACTAGAACCTCTCACATAATCTAACGGGTCCTGGGGGCCAGTAGTGTCTGAAGCATAAACTCTATGCACGAATCTGGTTGGTTCGAGCATGTGCTCAAACATTTTCTTTTTCCCCAAAGCAGTAAAGCCAGAAGCCATTTTATTCTCCTCCTTTGCTAATTACTTTCAATCTCAATACTACCGCC